CAAGTCAGATGCGCAACAATGGGGTAAATATTTAGGGTTGACACAAACTTCAAACTCAGCAAGTTTTGTGGTCAATACATTTGAATTTGAACATGAATTGAGAGTGAGGTTCTAAATGGCTGGAGTTTTGTTTGTCTTTGGTAATGCTACAACAAGCATACCTTTAAGTAACCTAGATGCCAATTTTAATACTGGCTTAACTATTGGAAATACCACCGTTGGTCTAGGAAACACTGTTACCACGCTTGGTAATGTCATATTAAACAATGTCACAATCAATAGCGGTTTACTTTCAACTGCAACAATTCCGACTGCTACAGGCACAGTAATGGTTAGCGGTAATATGCCAGCGTTTAGTGCTTATCAAAGTTCTACACAAACTGTTGCCAATAGTACTTTTACAAAAGTTTCATTACAAACAAAAGAATTTGATACCAACAATAATTTTGATTCAACAACAAATTATCGTTTTACTCCTACTGTATCTGGTTATTATCAAGTAAGCGGACAATGCAATCCTGGAAGCAATACAGGATTAATTATTGTAACTGTATACAAAAATGGTTCAAGATTTAAAGATTTAAATTTGCCTAATGTTGGTGCAACAGGTGGTGGTACTGGTGGTTCTGCTTTAATTTATTTTAATGGAACTACTGATTATGTTGAACTTTATGTTTATCAAACTACTGGACTTTCAACTACTACTACTGCAGCAACAAACGCAACATATTTCCAAGCAGTAATGGTGAGGGCTGCATAATGAGTTTATACGACAAAATCATGGCTCTATATCCTAGCCTTACACAACAGGATTTTTTGACTGTAATCACACTACAAAACGATTCAGACGGCAAAGGTGACTACATTGCTAAATGGGAACACCCTACACTTGCCAAACCAACGCAAGAACAACTAGATGCGGTGCAATAATGGGAATTAACGCTTTCTGCAAAACTGGCAACACCATTACTTTTACGGCTGGTGTTGTTGCTCCCACGCCTGTTCAAGTGTCATCCACTACTTTAGGTGGCAATCAGTATCGGATTATTAACGCTGGTACTAGCTTGGTATTTTTGGGTTATGGCAATGATGCTGCAACTGCTACTACCAACTCAGCCAATGTGACCACTAGCGGTACAGCCTTTCCATTGTTAGCGGGTACAGATGAGATTCTGACCTTTGCTCCCAATGCTTACTTTACTGGTACAAGTACGGCTAATGCCGTTGTATACATTACACCTGGCGATGGAATGTAACCATGTTAAAAACAGTAGCCATATCGGGAAGCGGAACTAACGGTACAGTAACCCAAGTTAACGGTGGTACTGGTATCAATGTAAGTCCAAGCCCAATTACGGGTAATGGCACAGTATCGCTTGCCAATACGACTGTTACGGCTGGCACTTATGGAAACGCCACTATTAACGGGGTTTTTACAGTTGATGCTCAAGGTAGATTAACTGCTGCATCTAATGTCGTGATTAGCGGTACTTCTCCTGGTGGCGCTGCGGGTGGTGATCTTACTGGTACATATCCTAGCCCTACTTTAAATACTAGCGGTGTAGCTGCGGGTGTTTACGGCAATGCAAGCACCGTAGCGCAAGTTACCGTTGATGCCAAAGGCAGAGTAACCACAGCATCTAATGTGGCAATCGCTATTGCTAACACAGCCATTACGGGTGGAAACATTACCCTTGGTAACACTACCGTTGGTTTAGGCAACACAGCTACAAGCCTTGGAAACCTTACTTTAGCTAATGTGACCATTCCTAGCGGTACGATGAATGTCACCATTATTAACAGCACTTCCAATACGGCTGCAAATGCTACCTTTAGCTCTGCAACCATGATGCTAATTCCCGCTAACTATTTAATCATTAACTTGAATGGTGTTAATGTCAAAATCCCTTACTACTCGGTCTAACTAATGGACAGTCAATTCTTGTTTAATATTGTTACTACCCTAGCGGGAACGCTAGTAGGATGGGTTCTCAAGGTCTTATGGGATGCTGTGCGAGATCTTCGTGATGATGTCAAAGAGATTGAAAAAGGCTATGTAATGAAGGATGATTACCGTATTGATATTGCGGAGATCAAGGGAATGTTAGCTAGAATCTTTGATAAGCTCGATACAAAGGCTGACAAGTGAATTTTGAGATCCTCTCCATTGTTAAATTTGGCGATAAAGATTCGCTAGGAGAGTTTTTGTTTGAAAATGGCACTCAACACAAGTTATTTCAAGATACTTTCATGGATAAAGGCATTTCAGTGCCTATTTTCCCTATAACGGATGCTGATACAGACAATTTAGATGATTGGTTATTGGCTCATCAGGTCGAGCATCAGGCTTTTTCATCTCTTTTAGGATTAAATAACCCGTTCAATATGTTGGATGTGGACTTTAATAATGAAAATGATTTCTACGATTGGATAGCTTCCCACTTGTACATTCATCAGCAAATTGCTGACGCCCTTAACCTTTCATAGGCAAATATGGATAACGCTTCCCCCTCCCCAAAAAAAATGGAAAATCCAGCTTTAGCTACACAGCCTATAAATCAGGATGTAATGGAATTGGTTGCTAATAAAGGCAAGCCAAAACAATCTGCCGATGTTGAAAAAACAAAAAACGATTTGCGAAGAATTATTAAACAGGTTGGAATTGATCCTCAACGGGTGATTCAAGCAGGTAAATATGCAGAAGCAGCCCTAAAAGACACAAAACTATATCCAATAGCTATTGAAAATGCAGTTAAAGCGGGATTGCTTACTGAAGATCAAGTACCAAAAGAGCCTGGAATTAACTGGAAATTGTTAGCTCAAGGAATGACTGCTGGCAGATTAACTGCTGAACTTGTACAGGAAGGAAAATTATAATGGGTCAAGCCGCTCCAATAATTATCACCGTAGTAGCCGTTGTAGCTACTGTTTATGCTGGTCCGATGGTGGGCGCAGCAATTTTAGGATCTATGGGAACAACTGCTGCCGCTATTGGCGTTAGCGAAGCAGTGGTTGGCGCTGCTGCTATTAGTGGCGCTACTGGCGCTGTTAACGCTGCTGTTCAAGGAAAAAATGTAGAGGGAATATTAGAAGCTGGTGCTATTGGCGCTGCTTCTGGTGCTGCTGGCGCTGCTGTTGGTGGTGCTGTTGCAGAGGGCGTAACTGGCGCAACTGGTGGTCCTGTTGCTGTAGCTAGTGATTTAGGACCTACTATGGGCGCTAATGCTCCTGGCGCTATTTCGGGTGGAGCTGCTGGTGGTGGAACAAGTGCTTTTACAAGAGCGCAATTATCTGGATCAAACTTAGATCAATCTTTAAAACAAGGCGAAATAGGAGCTGCTACTGGAGCAATCACTTCAGCTATTGGTCAAGGAGTTCAAGCAGGTGGCGGTTCTCCAGAAGATATTAGACTTGCATCTAGCCTTTCTGGACCATTTGTTGCTCAAAATGTATCTAATTTATTTTCACCTCAAACATCTTCTGAAACATCTGGTAGCAGTTCTTCTCAATTACCAACAAGCACAGTAGCTACTACAGGTCAGCCTGGTTCATCTCCTGGTAGTTCTGCATTAGGACAAGCATTGCGCATTGGTGATCCAGGCGCTCCAATTGAATCTCCTGGAGGTGGCGAGAAAACAACCGCACCTGTATGGAATCTTGCATCACTTAGAACAAAAGACGAAACAGGGAGTTAATCATGGCTTTATCTAAAGCATTGGGAATGGATTTGCCAGCATTGGCGGAAATGTTACGGGCTAAAGGGCGTAACAAAGACTCTATTCTTGCCCATATTAGTCCTAAAGAAGCTGCTTTATTAAAAAAACATGGCGGTAGTGGTGCTGCAAACCCAAATACGGGATTGCCTGAATTTGATGATGGAACGGGTACTGGTGATGTTTATGCGTCTCAAGTAGATAGTGGAGGTCAAGTTCAAGCGCCTGTTGCATCTGCACCTGATTACACGCCAGCAATTCCTCCATCACAAGTTACTCCAGATCAGCCCGCTTCTCCTGTTTATGATGTTGTTGGTCCACAAGGACAATTTACTTCTTATCAAGGTGGTAGCGCAGCACAACCAGGTGTAGCAGCCGTTCCACCAACACAAGTTGGTCAACCATTTTCCCCTGGCACTAATTTGCCAGCTCCCCCACCTGGAGTAGTAAGCCCAGATCAACAAGCTGCTCCTACAGATAAACCAGGCACTTTAGATAAATTGAAAGAATATTTAACTAGCGAAAAAGGCGTTAATACATTGTCCCGTTTAGGTTTAACTGCGGGATTAGGTGCTTTTGGTGCAAGTCAAGCTCGTAAAGCTGGCGCACAAACACAAGCTGCTACTGACGAACAAAAAGCTATTGCACAGCCATATACCCAACAAGGTCAGCAATTAGTGGCTCAAGCGCAACAAGGCACATTAAGTGCTGCAAGCCAACAAGCATTAGATGCTGCAAAAGCCCAGGTTAATCAAGGTATTGCTAATCGTGGTGGTGTAGGTTCACAACAAGCCTCTAATCAAATCGCTAATCTGTATCAGTCATTGATTGATAACCAGTACAAATATGGCTTGCAGATCATGCAGATTGGTGACAACATTACTTTGGGCGCTATTAAATCTGGATTGCAATTGGATCAACAATTACAAACTACTACCAACAATTTTTATGCTCAATTGGCTAGTATTGCTGCTGGTGGATCTGGTTACATTCCTGCTGCACCCGCATTGCAAACTCAGAGGACTTCATAATGGCTGAGATTGAACAAGAACAAAGCCCACAACTAAAAGAAGCCATTGGTGCTGATTTTAGGCAGTTTCCGTTTTTAAAAACAGAACAGGCTGCTAAAGAAAAGGCTTCTGAAGCAAAGATTCAGTCTGAGGCATTGAAAACTTCTACTAAAGCAAAAGAAGATCGTAAGGCTTTAGAAGAAATATCTTCTAAAAATAAATCTGATTACGAAGCATACAAAAAATCAGTAGAAGAACAACCTAAATTTGAACCTACTCAAGATAACGCTATGGATCTGGGTGCTTTGTTCAGCGTGATAGCTACGATGGGTGTGGCATTAGGTGGTAGCGGTAAATTGTCCTCAATGAACGCTTTAAACGCTATGGGCGGTATGCTCAAAGGCTGGCAATCAGGTCGTAAAGACTTGTTTACTAAAGAGCAAGCTATATTTGACAAAGAAACAACTCGTATTAAGACAATTAACGATAAGTTATTAAAAGACTTGGAGCAATTGCAAAAGTTAAGCGTTACTGACAAAGAAGCAAGATTGCTATTAGCTGCTGAAGTCACAGCTAACAATCCAGGTGTAATTAAGTCTTTGATTGAATCAGGTCGGCTTGATGTTGCTGCCGATGTTGCAAAACGCAATTCAGACATGATTATAAAAATGAAAGAATTGGCTGCTAAACACGCTGTTAGCGGTAAAGCGTTAACAAAAGACATATTGCCAGCAATTCAAGGTATTCGTGGCATCAATGATTTAGAAACTCAATTAAATGATCCTGAAGTTCAGGCGGGATTAAAAGCAAAAGTAGCACCAATATTAGAAAAAATTGCATCTTTAGGTAAAAAAGATTTTGAAGCTGCGGTAAATGAAAATTTAACTGGCACAGACAAAACTACATTATTCCTTAAAAGTGCTTTGCTCGAATCGTATGCAATTGAAAGAGCAGCTTTGGGAGGTGGTCGTTTAACTGTACAAATGATGAAACAAGCTGGTCCAGTTCTTGATCCTACAAACTATAGACCTGAAACTTATAAAGCATTGTTAGAAGGAAGAAGAAGGCAGTTGTATAACAATTTGCAAGATTTAGGAATGAGTCAAAAAGACATTAAAGAAAAGTCTGCGGAACACGCTTATACACCTTATGGTGGACAAGCTACTCCTACTGCTACACAAACAGTTACAACACAAGAGCAATACGATGCTTTGCCTTCTGGCGCAATTTATATTGAAGATGGTAAAAGGTATAAAAAACCATAATGAGTAAATTTGGTGGAACTCCTCTTGATGAACCTTCATCAAATACTGGATCTAAATTTGGCGGAGTTGCAGCAGAAGATTCTGCACCCACTCAAGCGACTTTTCCAGAAAAAGCAGAAGGTTTTGTTTATGGTTTAGCTACCAGTCTTCCTGGCATGGGAGGTGATATTGAAACCATGTTGCCTGGTGGACCTGAAGTAGGAGCAAAAGGTCAGGGCGCATTAAAAGGTCACGAAACAATAGCTCCAACTACTGAAAACATTAGGGAAATGTTAACTAAAGTAGGCTTGCCACCACCTCCTAATCCTGCTGTAAAAGGCTATATCACTGCTGGTGAAATTGCTCCTGCTGTTGTTGGAGGCGGTAAAGCGGTTTATGAAAGCGGTAAAGCATTATATGGCTTGGGAAAAACCCTTGCTGAAAGACTTTCTTTAGGCAAAACTTCAAGAGAATTAGCTGAATCATTGCGATCTGCCACTGAAAAACAAGCGGGTCAAATTGCTAAACAAACTGGTCAAGAAATGACTGCTGCTGAGCAAAGATCTGCTATTGCGGGTAAAGCAGAAGAAAAAGCAGGTCGAGGCGGTGAAACAGCATTAAAACCATTGCCAGGTGTTACTACTGAAATGGAAGCGGGAAGATTTAAGCCTATTGCTCAGACTGCTCAAGATATTGGCACAAGAATTAAAGACTCTGCTAATAAAGTTATGGAAAATTTGCGTTCAAAAAGAAACGCCAACGCTGAAAAAAACAAACAAGCTGCTTTTGGTTATGCTTTTCAAAAAGAAGCTGCTGGACAAACTATTAAAGAAACCAAGGCTTATAACAATGCCCTTGAAGAAATTGATACGATGATTAAAAATCCTACAACGGGCTTATCTAATGCTCCTGTAGGTGAAATTGAAAATCAACTGAAAAAAGTGCGTGGAATGTTAGATCGCACCATTGTTGATGTTGATGGCACTGTTATATCCAGAGCGCCAGCCAGTTTTGAAGGTTTAGAAGATACCAGAAGGTTCTTGCGTGATCGCTCTTTTGGTATGTCAGCAGAAGGATATGATGCTATTAGCCAACAAATGGCGGGTCGTTTAGCAGACCGTATTGAGGCAATTCAAAAAGAGTTTTCCCCTGGTATTGAGAAATTTTTAAAACAATATGCAGAAGATTCTGAGCCTTTACGGGTGTTTCAATCAAATATTGGTAAAGCATTAACCGATGTGCAATTGCCAGGCGGTGGAACTAATTTTGCTACAGTATCAGCTCAAAATATTCCAATCAGAGTATTTGATTCAAAAGAAAATTATGATGCTTTGATTAAAGCATTTGGTGGTGATCGTAAACTGGCAGAAGCCGAAGCCAAGCGTTATTTTGCCAGTCAATTAGAAAACATAGGCGATTCTAAAGCTGTAGAAAATTTTATTCGTAAAAAGAAAGCAATTCTTGTAGAAACCGATTCTTTAAAAATGGCTGAAAAATATGCAATAAATTTAAGGACTTACGAAAAACGCACTGGTGCTACTAAACAAGTCAAAGAGTCTGAATCAGAAATTGCTACTAAAAAACAAGCCTTGGTTAAAGATTATCAAACTTTTGAATCAAATCTTTCTGTTGCAGCCAATGATCCCGCTAAAATTACATCGGCTGCACACAGTCTTTCTAAGTCTATGTTAGAACATGGTCATATTAACCAAACTCAATATCGTGAATTAGAACGCCAAATTGAACGGGTAAGACAAACCACCAAAAATGCAACAACATTAAACCAACAAATGAAATTACTTGCTTATCGTGCAGCAGGATATGGTTTAGTAGGTGGTGGAGCAGCATATTTGACTGGCAAAACATTAGGCGGTGATTAAATGAGCAAGAAAAGTAAAGGCGTTAACCCCGATTTAGAGGAAGCAGTTAGCACATTGCTAAAAGAAGTCATGGCGGATGAAACTGCTTCTTTGACCGATAAATGCAAGGTTATTGATCGTGCCGTCAACATTGAGAAACTCAAACAGAAGATTTCTGACGATGAATGGGGATCAGGATTCGGAACAGTTGATGATAACGATGAGTAAGGTTAAACTGTGATCTGGAATAGATCATTTGGGGATAATTATGGAAGCAGTAGCTTTGGTACGCCTAGCGTTAGGGGTCATTACAGACCGCTTGATTACGATTTTGGCTTTAGTAGCATCAAGCGTGATGTGCGGTTGGACAATGTGGAATCCCATGTGGGAGAGAGTGGTAACTCTAGCAATATTTGTAGTATTCAGTTACCTTATAGTCAATGTAAAAGAGAGGAAACAAAATGAGCCTAAAACCGACAACTAAAGGCAGTGCAGGTGGTACACCTCATAAAAGACCATCAGAAAACAATCAGCAAGTATCTAAAGCTGTTCGACCTCCATTGCCTAGAGATGGATCTGCTGGCGGATTGAACACTTCTTTAGGTGGAAAGATGCCAGCAGGGTATGTTTCTGTATGGAATTTTGATGGTAATAAAAACACCAAAAACTCCGCTACAACTAAGCCTGGCAACGCTGGCGGTAAGGACATTTTCTAAATGGCTAATAATATTGCTTTTCAACCGATGGGCAATACAGTATTGCTTGCTTGTACTACTACGACTTCAAACGCATCAATTACTGCTGTCAGCCCTGTAAATCAGTACATGATTGTCAATACTGGCAATGTGGCAGCTTTTGTTACTTTAAGCGGTAATGCAAATGTGACGGCAACCGTTGCCAACGCTACAGCAAACTCAACATCATTTTGCGTAGGCGCTGGATCAACCAAAGTCATCACACAGTATCAAAGCAATGCTAATGTGACTGTATATGCTGCTGGAATTACCTCATCTGGTAGCGCCAATGTATTTATTACTCCAGGAGAAGGATTATGAATTATTTTGACCAAATTGAACCATTTTTGAACGCTATTGGCGCTGGTATTGGTAGTCAATCCCATACTGTTGCTTGTCAATTTGCTGCATTTTTAAGCGGTGGATCAAATCAACAATCAGAACCATTACCAGAAACGCCAGAAGAAATTACACCTGAAGTAACTCTAGAGCCAGCGCCTGAACCAATTGTTGAGCTTATTACAGAACCAACACCTGAAATCGTGCCTGAAATAGTTACTCCAATCGAAGGACTATAAATGAACTGGCTAACGCAAATAGCGCCCACAATCGCTACTTGCCTTGGCGGTCCACTAGCGGGTTTAGCAGTAACAGCTTTATCTAAGCTATTTGGGGTTGCGCCTGACCAAGTGCAGTCCATGATTAACGATAACAAACTATCGGCAGATCAGATTGCAGCAGTACAACAAGAAGAAATACGCTTTAAAGAGCAAACTCAAGCTCTAGGCTTAAATTTTGAACAGCTTGCTGTGGAGGATCGTAAAAGTGCTAGAGATATGCAAACGACTACTCAAAGCATTATCCCTCCTT